ATCTGCGTCAGCACTTGTAGGATTAGGAGTTATGATTATTCTTTCTTCTCTTGTTAATGTAGGTTCTGTATCAGCACCCAAGTCTGCTTGTACTTCTTTAATAACTTTACCATTATTCATTGGTCCATATAAGTATGTCTTAGCAGTAAAACTTAATGTATATATAACTGCTCGTCTTCTTGTAAATGCACCATCATAAGTATCTTCATATTGTACATTATTTAAAATAATAGGAATATCTCTTACAATATTTAATTCAGGCACAACTCTCATTGTTACTGTATAATCTGGTTGAAAGAACGGCAATATTTGTTCAATAATTTGTAAACCATTTTCAGCAGTTGCTGTGAAAGAATATAAATTAAAATTAACATTATATGGTACAGGTGTATAATTATAATTCATAACTTTACCTGTTTCGCCAGATTTAACTCTTATAGTTTTATTTGATTTATTTAATTTTCTTGCTGGGTCATAAGACAAACCTGTAATTTCAAAACCTAATCTCGGTAATGTAATTGCAAATTCTCTATCACCATCTAAACTAGCCTGTTGGTCTAATCTAACTAAAAACTTTTCTTTCGGTGCATAAGCTAACGGCACTCTCATTCTTTTAGTAACTGCACCTGTGCTACTTGTATTTTGTACAATAATATTATTAAACAATTGACCAAAAGCAATGGTCAATTTTCTCATACCTTCGTTATAAAAATGAGTACCAAACATTATTCGTCAATCTCCCCAAATGGATTTCTTTCTGTAAAGTCAAGTATATCATCTGCTGTTGAAACTGTATCATATCCTGCTTCTGCGTTTAAGTCTAAGTTACTAGCATATGTAGATTGTGTTTGAATGTTAGTAGCAACATAATCCTCTTTCATTAAGAAAGCAGGTTGGCCTGTTGAGTAATCGTGGTAATCTTCTAACACAATTGAACCAGCACCTGTTAACACTTCTTGTCCATATTCTAATGTAATTCTATATTGTAAAGTATCTAGTGAATACTTATCTTCAGCCTGGTCAATAACTTGTTGGCCAGTATCTAATTTCTCGTTTGCATATTCCCAACGAGTTACTTTTAATTTATATACAGGTAAGTTGCCTAATTGATAAAAAGGTTCTTGGTCTTCTACAAAAAGAATTTCAAAAAATGATTTCATTAAAGGCACATATAAAATATCGCCTTCATTTGGTCTACCAGCTGCAATCAAATTATTTTTACTTGCAACATGCTCCTCAAATCTTCTCTTAGAAACTATTAATGTTGTGTCATCTCTAATTTCTAAACCAAACTTATTAATAATTTCATTTTCACCTGCAAAGCCTTCATTAGTTTCAAAATACATTTCAAGTAAATAAGAATCATCAAATCTACTAGATGTATCTTCACCTAATACCAAATCTCTATTTACAAGTGTACGAGGAAGATAATAGATATCCTGACCGAATATCTTTAAACTTTCTATGATTATATCTTCGTGTAACCTTTTCTCAGCGTCATTACCAATGCCTCGGCCGCCTTGAAAATAGTGATTAACTGCCATTGCATTTTATCCTATTAGCATTGCTGGATTTAATTCAAATGTGCTTCTAATTTCTGTTTCTAATTTTTCCACATCTTGTATTGCTTCAGAATATAGTTGTTGACCATTTAAAGTTACTCCACCAATCATTGCTACTCCATTGAATTTTGATAAGTTAGCGCCCCATTGTTTTTTAAACAAAGCAGTTACATATCTCTTTAAGAAAATATCGTTATACACATCCGTAAATGTTTCAGGATCCAATTTTCTATAACACTCAATAACAAGATACTCACCAACTTGTAAGTCATTGTTCCAATCCATATCAATGTGTAGTCTGTTATCGTGTTGATTAAATCTTAATGGTTTTTCACCAACCAGAATATGGTCTAAGAAATCTAAATGTCTTAATACAATATCATAGTTAATTACACTTGTAGATGAAAAGTCATATAGGTCATTTAATCTTAATTGATATCTTACATCAAATAAGTTTAGATTACCTTTATCTGAGAATGGAAAAATGTTAACAACTGATACTACAGATTCAGGAACAACAATAAAATTGTTTTGTTCTAACCAAGATGTAGTAACTGAATTCTTAGTAACAGATTCAGATGAATTACCAGTAATTCTTGCTTTATCAGCACTTGTGTACTGATATTTTAAATACGCTCTTTTAATACCATCATAATGATATTGTGAGAAATATTGTAAGGCCTCATCCAGTCTATCTTCTAGCTGGTCATCATCAACATTGATTTCAATGACAGGCTTACCTAATGCTCTTAAAGCATACTGTTTTAATGTTTCTCTTGTTGCTGGAGTTGCCATATATAATACCCTTTTCTGGTATATTTATAAGAAAAGGAAACATTAATCCTAGTATGCTTTAAGATAATTTAATTAAAATTTATACTTAATAGACATCAATAATTGTTGCGTATCTGTATAATCCTGATTTGTATAGACTGATTTACCGCCTTTTTCGTGGTAATATACACCCATTTCTATACCATCTCTTTTGTCAGGACGCTTAGTTGCGTCTTTATCTGTGTACAAATTATACACCACACCGTAATAATTACCTGTATAACCTAAGTCATCATTCTCAGTTCTGTGTGCTGTAACATATGTTGAGTCTGTAACACTGTATAAAACACCATAGTCGTATCTGTCTTTAGATGATTGAACGCCTGTGTCTTTATCGTCCCATTTTTCAACACCCCACACCATTGGAACATTCCAACGATATAAAGAACCGCCAATTGACCAACCTTCTTGTTTTGTATCTTTAGTGTAATTAGCACCTGTAGCTTTTGAGTCAATTGCCATATATGAAACATCAGCATAACCCATTAAACTAACTGTTGCGTTATAGTACAAAGTATCACCTTTATTGTCCCAACCAATACTGGCACCCCAAGGAGTATCTCTATCTAGTCTGTATGAATCCATATCAAACTGATTATTAAAGTCAAAACCACCAAAAGATAGTACAGTTTTTTCGTTGTGTTCTATTCTATTATTAGGTTGTGTAATAATTATTGGAGCACTGATTTTAGGTGTTTTTGCAAAACCATATCTTTGTGCATCTGTTTCACCCATATACAATCTCCATTTGTCACCACCAAAAGCAAGTTGTTTTTCAACAAGCGTATTGTTTTGTGTAGTGTCTAATGCGTAATGTGTATCATATACAGCTGAACCGCCAACATAGTTAATATATGGTGTGTTTACATTTTGTTCTACACCTACTTGTAATTCTGCTCTACTGTCATAACCACTGTCGTAAGTTTTGTCATCATAGTAAGCTTCAATCTCGCCGTTAATAAACAGTGATTTAGGCAAATCTAATTTGTTACTCTCTAATTCAGCAACTCGTTTTTCTAGGTCTGTTATTTTGTTTTCATCAGCGTAAGCCAAAGAGGACATTAACAGAAATAGAGTTATCATTATTTTTCTCATTCTATTCTCCGTTCGTTCTATTTATATTTTAGGAAAAAGGTTGTCCTTACAGAACAAACTAATGTCTTCTTCCGGTAAACCTAATGATTGCATAACCCTAGGTGTGTGAGGGTTTTGTTGTTGATGTTCACAGTAATAGTTTTGTGCTTTTATAACATCTTCTTTCGCAGCCTCACCTGCGTGATTTCTTATCTTATCAATATAGTTTGCCAGATTGTCTGTTGCCATAATACATATCTGATTTAATTCTTTTTCATCTTTTACATTTCCGGCCGCTATCATTCCACCACTGAAAATAGCTTTAGCCCAATCTGGCAATTCTCTCTCTTTTTTCGGTTTAAACCACTTAGTTTCATTTAGAAACCAATTAGTCAAAGGATGGTCTTTTTGTAATAGTGGACTAAAATCGTGGAATGCACCAGTAACTTTATTTTTTCCTGCAATCACATCAAACCCATAAATCGGTCCTCCATTTGTCAACTCTGGAAATAAACATACATGCATCATCCAAAGTCCTTTACTTTCTCTTACATCAACAACATCAACATGAGCTCTTCGTATGTACTCATTCTTCCAAGTTCTATTGACCCAACCAAACTCTTCATTGTTAAATCTACTCATACCTGGCTCATTATATTCTGAACAGGTTAAATCTAAAATCTCTATAATATTATCTTTACACTGAATTAATCTATCCCAAATCATTTATTTCTTTCATCTCCTTAAAGAGTCTTGTTGCAAATTCAAAACATAATTGTGCTTCAGGTAAAACACTGTGTTCATATATGTTTAAATATCTGTTTATATTTTCTTTAATAATTCTACCAAACTCAATAACTTCTTTATCTCTAAATGTGTAGTATCTATTAGAACCTGGAGTTTTCTTTTTAATCATTTGACCACCTCTTAAATCGCCCATATGTCTAACATAGATATGTGCATAAAGTAGGTGTGCGTCATCTTGTATCGCCTCTATGTGCGTTACATATTCTCTTGTGCTTTGTGTTATAATAGGAGTTTTTTCTGTGTTGTGCCAAAGTTTAGAATAATCATAATGTATTTTCTCAGCTCTTTCTAAACCAGGTGTTTGTCTAAACAATCCATTATGATGACCGTACTTCTCTAGTACAGAATAACATTGAAGTTGATTGTATAGGTAGGTTGCGTATAGTTTTTCATCAATTTCGCCTGACATCAAAACTTTTACAAATTCTTGTCTTTCAGCATTCTTATGATGTTCCATTGTCAACTCTTTAATATC